AGCTGGGTATTGTGCGCCATGGTTGTTAAGGTCAACCAAGAAACCGTTGTGGTTAAGAGGTACTAGTTGGACTGATCCGTCAAACCATTAGCTGTCCTCAAATTGTCGATGTAGCTTGATAGATCCTTGAGTGAAGAAGCTCTACCACAGTTGTAAGCCCTTCCTGAGTCCGTTAAATCGGACTGCACGCAACTCAACACCTCGGACTCAATCATGTCCGACAGCATTTGCAGCAATGCAGCCATTAGCGGCGAATTGTCCCCCGCTGAAACGAAGGCCTCTTGGATTTTAGCGTCTGAAAGTCTCATTGTTGAACTCCTAGGCGTCCGGTCACAGCGTTTTGCTGCTGTTGAACCGAGAATTGCAGATTTTCGATGTATTTCTGCAGGTTAGCTTGGAACAACTGGTCCTGCTGGAGCTGTTGCTGGTACTTCGGATTGCTTTGGAGCACCTGTTGGCTGAATTGCAGCCGCATCGCTGCCGTAGGGTCGTTCTCGCGTAATTGCGGAGGGTTCCCGAGGCTTATCAGCGCCAACTCATCGTTGGTTTCGTTGAACATTTTCTGGCTTGCAGGCCCCTGTTGCATCACCAGCTCGCTTGCAAGGTTCGGATCAATGGCCCGGAGCGCCACAGAGATCAACTTAGCCCTGTCAATGACGCCGGCAGTGTCCAGAGGCAGCACTAGGGTGCTGATAGCCTTCAGCTTCTCGGTGACCAAGTCGGTGGAGAGCTCCCGGACATCGAACTTCAGCATCACATCGAAGTCTTGGATGTCTTGAGGCAATGCAGTTTGTGACGCGGTCACGCGCTGGATCTCTTCGGGCCCCACATATTGCAGGGTCAACGTCAGCACCTGGCGGAATGCCTCGGTCCAACCATGCAGCCAGTTGTTGATGATGCGCTGCTGCCGCATCTGGGTCACTGCGGGGGCCACCTTCTCGGTGGGTCTGCCGAAGTACCTGTCGGTCTGCGCCATTACAGCCTCGATGAGCTGGAAGGCCACTCCAGGCTCACGGGCAGGCGGTTGCAGGAACCCAATCTCGCCGCGGCGCAGCACCGGGATCTGGATAGCCGGCCCGATCTTCAGGTTACCGCCCCGAGTTTTGGGCACCTCGATGGGGGGCAGTGTGGCTAGGCTGGTGTAATCGAAGATACTGTCGCGCTGCGCCTTCACTTCCTCCTGCCAGGTCATGCACACCTCGGGCACACCGCGGCTCTCGCAAATCTGCCGATGGATCATCTCGGAGCGCCAGATGACAAACGGATACTGCCCGTGCCCGTAGTCCAAGGCCTCAAAGTAGCCCCACTTGTCCCCTACCTGGGGACTGAACACCGTGTAGAACACTCCCGGAACACCGTCTTCATCAATCGACTTCTGATAGGCGTACACGATCTCGATCAGGTTCTCCCGGTCCATGACCGAGTTGTTGGCCAGGCCGCTCGTGTAGGAATAGTCCGCGTAGTTGCTAAACCGGCCCATCGTGTTGATGGCCTCCTGCGCCCACTCCTCATCCCAGTCGTCGGTCTTCACCTTGTTGAGCAACTGGGCCTCGGTCATGTAGTAGCGGCGGAACACCACCCGGGCACTCTGGATGTCGGTGGTCTCCGGGGGGAACGCCAGCTCATCCCATGGGGCTAACGCGGCCACCATCGGCTTGTTGGTGACCATGGTGGGCACCGGGAAGTCGCACTCGCCCTGGTCACGCAACTCGCGCACAGCCTTCAGTGCCCGGCGCTTCTTCAGGTTGGGAAAGGCAGCCATGATCAGTTCCGCGGACTGGTCATCGGCCTCGGGGTTGGCAATAAGGTTAGGAAAGTCTGCTAGGACCGAGCCCTCGGGCGATTGGGCGGCCAGTGCCATCACCTGGTCCATGGTCAGGTACTGCTCCTTCTGCCCCATCTCCTGCTGCCAAGTGATGTGAACGCCGGCCCAGCCGTAGGTCCACAGGTACTGCGACAGCAACTCAACGTCCCGGGTAAGGTCGTTGTACATCTTCGCATTCACAGTCCAATCCATCAGGTTGTGGGCGGTCACAGCCTGATCGAGCTGGCTGACGTTGGTGGGCGATACCCGGAGCATCGAGCGCCAGAAGGCAGTCGAACACAGATCCACCATCCCGTTGATTACCTCATCGGCTAGCGGTATGCGAGTGTCGGACGCACCGTCCCAGGGGAACGCAGGCTTATTACGGCCACTGTCGTTCCACTTCTTGCCGTCGTCGGTTTGTCCTGGCCATTGGCAGAACCTCGTATTCTGAACACGTTCAGAGCGGGATGTTTGACCGAAGTCGGTTGCACTACGACGCAACTCCTCGGTGAGAGCTGACACATTGGGCTCGGGTCCAACCCGGGCCATCACATCCGTTGCCGTCTTGTATGAATCGCCTTGCATAGGTTCAGAGATTAGTATCCACCGCCGCCGCGGGAATTGAAGCCCCCATTTCCTACGTAAGCAAGGCCCGAGACCAAAAGCATACCAATGCAGTCGATAGGATCCTTGCTAGCCCCCTTCTGACCGTCCCTGCCTGTGTGCTCTGACAACGCATAGATCAGGTTGCTGCAGTCCTTGACCACATACAGCGCCGGCTCGTTTAGCGGGGTGAGCGCCTGCGTTGCATCGTAGGACAGCAGGCTGTTGATGGCGCTCGTCCTCTGGTCCACAGGCACACCAGGAGCCGGGATGAAGGCCATGCCCTCGTCATTGGGATTGTCCGATTCAGCCAGTAGGTCGATGAGCGTGGTGCCCCCCTGCTCCGATAGTGCTGGGCTACCGCCGGCCTTGGGGTCGATCAATCGCATCACGGGCTCCCCATAGCCTAGCTCTGCTTCAATGGTCCTGAACATGGTCCGATACTCCGAGATTGACCGGCCTGCATCCAGTGTCTGAGCCGGGCCTGCCTTGCCGTCGTGTTTCTCGCTAGGGAACGTCCACTCGCCATAATTCTGATAATCAGGGAACTCACGCACCACGATCCGCCTGCCATTCTCGTAGACCAGCATCCACATACAGAACCAGTTCCGAGCGCCGGCAGGGTCGCATACCATGTACAGCGTCCCCCCAGGAGGCACTGCCTCGGGCTCGATGCAGTGGATATCCACTCTGAACCTAGCGAAGGCCTTCCCAATATTGTCGCTGGCCCACCCATAGGCCCGGGTCAATATCTGCCCCATAGGTGCCGTGATTAACTTCAACTTCATCTCGTCGAACGGGTTGTAGGGGTTGTCCTCGCTGAAAAAAAATACCGTTCTCCTATTGGTCTGGGCCTGCACCATCGTCCTGGCCGCTTTACCCACAGGCCAGGTAGGAAGCGCCTGCTTGCCCTTCAGCAGCTCGGCCTCGTCGAACCGAGTGATAGCAGAGCCGGCGGTGTATTCCTTGTAGACACTGGCAACGCCCTCCAGTGGCGTCTGTGTCACCAGTAGCTTGCCGCGGCGTGTAATGAGCCGGTAGCGCAGAGTCTCAACCCAGCTCTGAGGCACCAACTCGTCGCACCAGATCATGTCCGCCTCACGGCCCTCGATAGTGTTCTCCGACTGCGTGTAGTTCAGGAAGTCGCACCGAGAGCCATTAGGGAGAATGAAGCTGCCATCGGTGAAACCGTTCTTCCGGCTGTAGTTCAAATAGTGGATCCTGCCCTTCTTGGTGCCTCGTAGTGCTACAGGCAGGTAGTTATAGATCGCAGGCTGCTGCACTGTGACACTAGTGGCATGGCTTGTATGACAGCACAGTACTGAGGCGTTCTCCTTTTCCAGCAGCGTCTGCACCACTCGCCGGGCTGCCCATAGCGTCTTACCTGCCCGGTTGCCGCCGGATACCAAGAGCTCCTGGGTGAGTGCGTACTCGGTGTTGCCGATCTCCCAGTGGTCGGGGATGTAGCCGTAGGTGTATGGGTCGGCCTTCTCTAAGGTTACCAACTGGGTCCGCTTGAGTCGCAACTCGACAGCACGGGGGTGCGCGGCGTCGACCCGCGGTATAACAGGGTGCAATGGCTGTTCGTTCCACCAGGCTGTGTTGCACGCCTCGGTGCAGAAGCGCTTCTGCTTAGGGCCGGTGTGCTGCTTGAGTATAACGAATGGCTTGGAGCAGAGGAGGCAGAGGGGGGTGGACATTTGTTAATATTTTTCGCTTTGGTTTACCCGTCGCCTTTTGGCGCTGCAGCCGATGGCCTGACCCCCTCCCCCCATCCTGCCTTGGCCTGCCTGTCGCTGACCTTGGCGGAGGGGTAGGACATTGGCCTTTTGAACGGTGGCAAAAGTGCGTTTGACCCAATGTTTACGGGCTATTGCTGCGTGATTTTGTGTCGAAGTGAATATAACTGCTATTGTGCATACGAGTGCCATAAACAGGCCTAAATGCGTGGTTTCTGCGTGGTCACTGTTGGTAGGGGTAGGACATTTCGGGCCATTACCTAAACCACGTCGGGCGTTTGTTCGTCGTTCACAGTGATCGTGTTGCGGTCACGCAGGTCTGCCATGAGGTCACGGTGGTTCACAGAGGCACTAAGAAGGGCAGGATCCACTATTTGAACTACAGCCGGAAGAATGGTTTTACCGATGGCAGCTTCATTCTCCCTAATGGCAGCCGGTGCGACTTTTTGAACTACACGCAGTCGGAGAACACGATTGAGGGGCGTGAGGCGGACATGATCTGGTGCGATGAGTTAGTTCCTCAGAGCTGGGTTGAGACACTGCGCTACCGGCTCATTACACGCCGCGGCAAGCTACTGGTTACACAGACGCCACTGGAGGGTGTTGCCAGTGTCTACAAGGAGTACACCGCCGGCTCTGCTATCACTCGGTTCGACAAGGCTGAGTTGCTGAAGGGCAAGCAGGCGCTCCCTACCTGGCCTGTGGGCAAAGCAGCCAGGACGATGGTGCAGGCCCAGACCAATAGGCGGACGGTGTTCTTCTTCTCGGAGGACAACCCCTACAACCCGTTCGACGAGATGAAGCTCAAATTGGTCACGGCACCTATGGGGCAGATATTGACCCGGGCTTATGGATGGGCTTCCGATAACATCGGTAAGGCCTTCGCTAGGTTCAGAGTCGACATCCACTGCATCGAGCCCGAGGCCGTGCCTCCTGGGGGGACGTTGTACATGGTATGCGACCCTGCCGGCGCTCGGAACTGGTTCTGTATGTGGATGCTGGTCTACGAGAATGGCCGGCGGATCGTGGTGCGTGAGTTCCCGGATTACGCCAACTACGGCGAGTGGACGTTCCCGAGCGAGAAGCATGACGGCAAGGCAGGCCCGGCTCAGACACTGGATGCGGGTAGGTCAATATCGGAGTATCGGACCATGTTCAGGACCATTGAGGCAGAGCTAGGCTATGGGGAGCCCGTGATGCGATTGATCGACCCCAAGGCCGGCGGTAGCCCAGCACTATCGGAACAAGGGGGCACCACACTCATCGACCTACTGGCTGAGTCGGACAATCCCAATGACGACGGGATGGCCTTTGTTCCAGCCCCAGGCGTGCCTGTGGACCAGAGGACGAGCGCTATCAACAGCCTGCTGTCCTACGATGCTACGCAGGAGCTTACCCCGCTGAACGAGCCGGCGCTGTATGTGGTCAAGGACTGCAGCAACCTGATCTATGCTTTGAGCGAGCACACAGGCAGGGATGGTCAGAAAGGGGCTAGTAAGGATCCGATAGATTGCATCGGTATGCTTTTGGTCTCGGGCCTTGCTTACGTTGGCCAAGGGGGCTTTGATTGCCGCGGCGGCGGTGGATACTAACAAAAGACACTATGCAAGGAGATTCCTATAAGCAGTCAGCGGACGTGATGGCACGGGTCGGCGATGAGCCCAATGTGTCAGCGCTTACCGAGGAGTTGAGGCGCAGCGCGACTGATTACGGCACATCGGCCCGGGTGGACCGTGTCGAGTCGGTTCGATTCTGCCGATGGCCCGGTCAAACCG